CTCTGTCATGTTATTATAATTTCTTAAATTAAAAGTTTGCACATTATCAGTTTGATTATATATGCTAAAATAAGTATGACCAAATATGCCTGGTCCAGCTCTCCAAATATCACCACCACTACCACTATTTGCAGTATTATCAAATCTTATATAATTTGCATCACCAGCATTAGCTTCAATTTGAGCAAACCCTTTAACATGAAGTGCATCAGCTGGATTATCTGTACCTATTCCAACATTACCAGCAGTAGCTATTGCAAGTTTAGTTGTAACTGAACTGTTTCCATATGCACCAGAGGTTTTAAAATACATATTACCAGATTGGTCAGTTCTGATTGTACTTACTGGAACTGAACCTTGATACATTTCAATATCACCACCTCTATTATTTCCTTCTAATCTTAATGTTCCGTAGGAATTTGAAGTGCCTTCATCTATATGAAGTTGTGCAGCTGGACTTGTATTACCTATTCCAACTCTATTATTACTACTATCTACTTTTAATGTGCCACTATCTACAGTTAAATCACCACTTATTGTAGCTGAAGTTAATGCACCAACACTTGTTATATTTGCTTGAGATGCAGTTTGTAATGTACCAGTTAATGTTCCACCACTTATTGCACCAGTCGTTGTTATTGTCGACGACCCATTATCTATATTGCCAAAGCCACTTGTAATAGAACCACTATTCAATGCTCCAGTAGATACAATGTTTGCTACTTGAAATGTACCAAAAGCTACAATGTCTACATCATCTCCATCTGCTAAAGCAGAAGCAAATACTACTGATGTTCCAGAAGTAATTGTAATATCATCAGGTGCCATTCTAACACCATTAACGTAGACATCTATAAATCCAGCATCATAAGCCAAGGTATTACCAGAAGCATCAGCCCCTGTTACAGTTGTCGGTGTTCCAGAAATATCATAGTGAAATCTAGCTGACGTTCCATTAACTGTTGAACCAGCTGCTGCCCAACCACTTGATTTGTAAACCTTTAACTCATTAGCTGATGTATCAAAATATAAATCACCTACATCAAGAGAGCTAGAAGGTGCTGAACTAGCTATTCTGTACCTATCTGCAAAACTGTTAACTCCTGATACATTGCTTGCTACTGTAGCTATATTAGTAACAACTCCTGATGCACCTAAAGTAGCCATGTTTGTTACATTAGATGACGTAGCTAACAAACCCATATCTTCTATTACTGCACTTGTTGCTAAAAGACCCAAGTCTTCAACAACTGCTGTTGTACCTAATAATCCCATATCTTCTACAACAGCACTAGTACCAAGCAATCCCATTGCAGTTACATTGGCATTGGTAGCAAGTATGCCCATGTCTTCTACAATAGCCGAAGTTCCTAATATTCCCATATCTGTTACAACTGCACTTGTGCCTAACAATCCCATTGCAGTTACATTTGCTGATGTTCCTAAATGACCCATTGCAGTTACATTGTCAGATGTCGCAAGTAAATTCATATCGGTAACAATATCAGATGTTGCAAGAGTGTTTAGGTCGCTAATAATATCACTTGTTGCCAGGGTATTCATATCTGAAATTACATCGCTATGTGCTAATGTGTTCATATCTGCAATCACATCACTTACAGCTAACATTGACATATCAGTAATTACAGCTGATGCAGCTAATGCATTAACATCTGTTATTGAAGAAGCAACTGTGTTTACATTAGAAATCGATCCTGCAACTGTATTAATCTGGGTTAAGTTTGCATTACCACCTGTTGTTCCTGTAGCCAATGTTGTTACATTAGCTTGTATTCCTGCGACAGTCGTCACATTAGTGTATATTCCAGCAACTGTTGTAACGTTTGCATGAATACCAGCAACAGTAGTAATATTTGCATTAATTCCTGCAAGAGTGGCTATGTTTGCAGCTTGTGTTGCGACAGTACCAGTATCGGCAACACTTCCCCCCACCACTGCTAGTCCAGATGTCTCATGAAAAGCCAGGTATTTACCAAGACGAGATGACTTGGTTGGTAATGTTATACTGGAAGTTGCATCTGAATTTGGAAGAGTTAATGCTCTGTTATTTTCAGTTTCGATCTGCTGAATAATTGCATATATCTTATCTAGTTCGGTGTTTAATGAGGCTATGTTAAAAGGACCAGAAGTAGCAAAATCTGTTGTCCTAGAAGCCGTTATATCTCGATAGATGGTATATGTGTGAGTATTATCATAGCTATCACCTAAGGTAACTGATCCTCCAGAGAAACCATCATCAACTGCCGTTCCTGAAACAGCAAATGTTCCTGTTCCAGAACCTCTTGATAATGTTGTATCAACTCCTGCACTGGTTGTAGCAATAACCTTTATGTCATCCAAATCAAAGAATGGAAAATCAATCGTAAGAGTTGTACTGTTAGCCGTTACAGCTTGTGTGTATTGAACTCGTGCATCGTTGTCTGCAATAGATATAGTAGCCATATATTACCTCTATCATTTAGCACCTCATTCGTTAATTCACATCGCTTCCTCAATAGTGGTGGGGTTATTGACCAAATACTCCGTCTAATATTGGATCGAAATATGGTAAGTTCCCTCCAGGCATTAAGAACCTTGCACTTTTTAAAGTATTTGCATCAGCGTCAAATCCTAAAACGTCACTAGCAATACTTCCAACAGTACTTACTTTACTTCCTGCAGGACCAAAAACTGCACCAATCTTTGCACCTGTTGGCATATATCTGCCATCAGCTTCATCAAAGTAAGGTCTTAACCCAAGTTTAAAATCACTTATTTTTTCAACGGCATTATTAATATCCATGAACCACCCAGTAATACCACTTCGGTCTATGGCATTAACTAATGTTTCTGTAAAATCTTCTTCTCTGTCGATGCCGTATTGGATCTTTTTCATTTCGTTAACCATAATACCCATACCAACCATTAGAAAAGCACCTTGCCAGAAAGCTGCACTTCTTTCCTGAAGACCTGATGTCATAACTCTTGCTACTGCACCTTGTCCGTAACCTTTAAATTGTGTCAGCAATGAACCAAATTCAGTTGATGTCCATAAAGCTCTTTCTCCAGCACCTGGGGTTACAATTATTCTGTCAGTTGTTTGATTAAGTGCGTTTCTAAATCTAAGTACAGCAGTCTTGTCTTTCCAGAAATCTGTTTGTGGCAAAGTAACACCTTCCATTTTTTTGCCATGAGTTTCTACTTGCAGTTTCATTCTTGAGTGCATCTGTTGGTCAATACCATTTTTAAGAAGAGCTTCTCTTTCTAATCTGGTTAGTTTAGCCCACGGCTTTAAAATACTGTCAGTCATTTTTAATGCGACTGTTGATCCTGCAAACTCTTTGAGCATTTGGTTCCAGTAGTTTAATCCGTTCATCATAAAGAAAGTTCCTGTACTTTGATTAACAGCTCTTTCCCAAGCAAAACGACTACCAAACAAATCTCCCATATCAGAGAAAGCATGGGCTCTCAAACCTAACTGAGCATCAATAGCAACAGAAGCCATATCAAGTTCTCTTTTAACCATTTTCTTAAATATTTTTTTCTGATTTCTAAGAAGATTTTTTAAGCCAAATTCATAAGTATCTGTTAATCCCATAACCATTGTTGTTCTAGCCATATCTGGAACAGAAGATAAAACAGCACCACCCATACTTGTAATAACATTAAAGCTTTTCATAACTCTTATAAATCGACTTGAAAACTGATGAGGGTCTTTAGAAGCTCCGTAAGTTCCTCTTAATCGATCCCTTAAACCTTTAATGTCTGCAATATCTTGATTTAAACTTTTCCTTATTGCATCTTTTCTTTTTTGGCTTTTTGCTCCCTTTAGCAAAATATCGTACTCGTCTGCAACTTGTTTTAAAACAGATGATAATTCAATGTCACCAAAAGCTCTTGTTAACTCTATGTCCATTCCCATTGTTTTGACATGATGTCTCATAATGGCTTCTATATCGTTTTCTAAAAAATCATCAATTAATCGATCAGGGATGTCTAATGTTCTTCCTTTGGTTGAACTTGCTTGAGTTATAAAGTCAACCTGAGAAAGACCATCTTCAATATCGTAATAAGGCTTGTTTCTTGAAACACTATCAAAAGCATCATCAGCAAACTTGGAAGCTTGTTCTGGGTTCATATTTTTTTCTCTAATTCCCCAACTTCGAACAATAGATTTAAACGATTGTTCATTAGCAATAAGTTTGTCTACTCTCCATATTCTAGGAACGTATGACATTCCATTATTAAGATTTACACCATTTGCCTTGATGTCTTTTAATCTTTGTTGTGCATTGGCTAATTGCTGTTGAACAATAGCTTTTTGAGGAGGAGTTAAATTAACATCGTCTAACTGTTTCTTTAAAGTTTTAATCTGTTTACCAACTTGTTTTTGAAATAGCTGAACACTTTCAGCTTGGTCTTTTACATAGTTAAGTGTCTTTCTATATTCCTTAACTGACCTTTCTATAAATGGAGTAGCTCCATCAGCAAGTGTGTCTTTATCTCCGTTAGCTAATGCTTTCTTTATTCTAACTCTAAACTCATATTCTGTAAGATGATTGCCACCTTTACCAAGTTTATCTCCAATCATTATCTTAACTTTTTGAAATGATTTTTTTATCTCTCCATCAGCTGCAACCTTACCTCTATACTCAATAAAAAAGTTATCCATTCTTTCAAATGATTTTTTAAGTTTTGAATAAAAGTTAACCCTAAAAGTTGTTTCTACTGATTGCTCCATAGCTTCATTTTCACGAACCTTCTTCTGCATTACACCACCAAAGTCAACCATCTGTGGTGCTAATGATCTTACAAATGGATTAATGCTTTGTGCCATTCTTGTAATCGGATTCCAAGGTAGCTTTTCTACACCAATACCAGTTGTCTCTAATGCTTCGTTTTCCATAGAATTATAAAGATTATTTCTTTGGTGTTGTGGAGCAGCATTAGCTCCTGCTGACTTATAATATTTTTTAGAATTAGGTTTTATCTTTTCATAAAGTTTATCTATAGCTTGATAGTTTTTGCCACCTAAAGCCATTGTTGCAGAACCACCCATTAAAGTAGAAAGAGTTAATGCAGTTGCTGTATATCCAATATCTTTATTGTAATTTTGTGAACCTATAAGAAATTCTTCAGGAGCCATTATTGTTCCTGTATATAAAGCACCACCTAAAAATCTTTTAAACCAACTAGCAGAAGCCATAACACTTTTAGGCGCCCAACCCAGTAACAATGCAGGGCTAGTAAAACCAGCTGCTAATGAAGCAGTTATATTACTACCTGAGTTATTAAGAACTTCCATATCATAAATATCTGATTTGTAGTCCTCAATTCTCATCATAGTTTCAGCACTACTTCGACTACTCATAAAACGATATTCATGACCTTGTAATCCAGCCCACTTTATTTGAGGATCATCCCATACAGAATAACCTTCTTCAGCAGGTTCTGTTGTATTCATAAATAATCTTTCTAAAGATTCCATAGGAGCATACTGTCTAAATGCAGCTCCCCATACCAGTGATCGATCTTCAATAAATGGTGACCAAGGCTCATGCTGATAAAGTTGTCTCATGTTACCCATGGAAACTTCTTTACCAATATTAGATGCATCTATTTCAGAATTTATTTTATTAGATAATTCGTAGAAGTTAGTTGTTAGTTCCATATATCTTTCTTAACTTCTTCCCAAGCCTTAAGTTGATCGTTGTATGTTAAAGAGTTCATAATTTCATCTGGAACCAAATTATAAGCTCCCTTTAACATTCTATATGGAGTGTCTATTCCAGAGATATGGTTGTTTTTAATAGCACCTAAAAGCCAAATAAATTGACTTGCATCACTTGGTTCAACATCTGCCATATCTATTAATGTTGTGCTATCTGATCCAATAGATGCCATATAGTTATTGTAAAACTTAACCATTAACCCAGTTTTGTCATAAGGAGATAACTGAGCGTCAATTTCTCTTTCCATTATTTTATTAAGCTCTCTTGTATTAAAAAGACCACTGTGTAAAAAGAACTTGCTTAATCCTGTTGCGTCTTTTGTAGCTTCATATGCATTTGCCATTGCAACGTTATGAATAGAGTTTTTAAAGTCATAAGAATAATCAGGAAGTGCAACTTTAAGCTCATAACTATCTTGGTCATAATACCCAACAGTCCATGTGTTTCTTTGCCCTACAACTCTGTTTGGTATAAAAACAAGATTATCAAAGTCTGGTTCTGAACCAGGTGGACCTGCTCTTGTAGTTGCATAGTATATATTCTTAACATCTTGATTAATGTACTTCATTGGGTCTTCATTAAACATTGCAGTAAAATCTACATACTTGTCACCATAAGGAACTATTGATTTTGCTGCTTCTTTATATATTGGATCCAAGACAACTTGTGCAATAGTTTCTCCTTCAGGTAGTTCTATTTCTGAAATACCAATTCTGTTACCTAGTTTACTCATTGAAGCTATAATTCCTTCATTCATTGTATCTCGATTTGGTAATAAACCATTTTCATCAATCCATTGATATGTCATATCCATAACAACTTTTTTTATTTCAGGATTACCCCAGACAAAACTTGCGTCACTTGTACCAATTTGATTAACTGCATTTCTTAATTTGGCATTTAAATGATCGTTATTTGTCCAAAATTTTAATCCGTTATTAATTTTTGTTAAAATACCTCTGTGTTGAAATGTGTGTTCAAAACTCTGGTTAAAAAAATCATTTTTATCCATTCCATCTGGAATTAAAGCTGACATATCTCTTGATGATGCTTGGGTTGCATTTTTCTTTGCGTTCCAATTAGTAAAGTTCTCAAAACCCATTGCTCTACTAATAGTATATTGTCCGTACTCAATGCCGTTAAAATTAAGAAGACTTCTTGTCATTTCTTCAGCTATGTCAGGTGTATGCTTCTGTTTAAATGATTCATGTATTTGAGAAACAGCTCTATGCATAGAATTAAATACAAGCTCTTGTTTTTCTGGGT